CGTTACAATGTCAGCACAATGATGACATGGATCTGATTGAAAAACATTTCGGAGTTGACATTTAATCCAAACAGTGATATAATACACACTTAAACAAGTAGAGAAATAGCATGAACCAAACTGATTTGAAGGAATTTGTATTAGCTAACCCAAAGTTGGTTAGTATGAAGCCTGCTGGTGATGGTATATTTGTATTGAAGTATCGCAAGAGTGTGTTCTATGATAACTTGTGGAATGATTTCTTAGAAGAATGTCGCGGTACCATCGTTGATGTTGACTTCAATGTGGTGTCACGCCCATTCACAAAAATCTACAACTACGGTGTTGAAGCTAAGGCACCTGTGTTAGCAGACAATACTTTGGTTACTGCATACCGTAAAGTAAACGGGTTCATGGTGGCAATGACTTGGTATAACAACGATATCCTAGTGAGTACTACTGGTTCAACTCAAAACGACTATGTAGACTATGCTAAGGAAATGATGTTGAAGCATCAGTGCTGGGCTGATTGGCGAATGGAAATTCTTGCAGCCAAAGGAATGACCTTGATGTTTGAATGCTGCCACCCAAGTGACCCACACATTGTTCCTGAAGATGCAGGCATGTACTTTCTAGGTCACCGTGAAAACTCATGGGACGCAAAAGTAGAGATGTACGGCGTAAGTGTGTCCAACCGGGTTAAAGACTATGCACTGGCATGTTTGAAGTGCAACTATGCAGAATCCTATGTTTTGCCTTTGAGTGAGTTGGTAGCAAAGTCAAAGCAGGTTCGACATGAAGGTTTTGTTTTCTACACTGAAGACGGAGTTTCTGCAAAGATCAAGAGTCCATACTATTTGACTTCAAAGTGGGTTGCCCGCAATCCACGTACCGATAAGTTAGTAAACATGGAAGCTGATATCAAGAAGAACTTGGATGAAGAATATTATCCGCTGGTTGACGCTATCCGTGCTAACATTGTTGAGTACACTGCTATGAATGAACAAGAACGTTTAGCATGGGTTCGTAACTATTTGGAGACTGTATGAAGGAAACTGCATGGAGTCATCTGCCCAATGCGGCACATATTGATCGTGTATTAGCATCAGTAAAGGCACATCCTGCGGAATGGCGTTCGGCGTGGGACGCGGCTTGGGATGCGGTTTGGGACGCGGCTTGGGATGCGGCAGTGAATGCGGCTCGGCATGCAAGTCGTTTTGTGGCTTATAATGCAGCCACGGGCCACGCAGGCCATACAGCAGGGGATGCGTCTTATGGTGCAATGTTAGCACTCGTTGCATATGATGACTGTGCCCAGTACCTTGATATGAGCAGTGATCAGTTGAAGGTATGGGCAATACTCAGCGAAAACCCAGCAGCCGTACTATTGTTACCAGCAGTAATTGCTTTTGAGAAAATTGCTGAATTGGAACTGGCATGAAAGAAAGAATTCAAGAACTAATGAAACAAGCTGGTACAGATGTCAGCGGTAAATGGATGGGCGTGGACCACGCAACAAAATTTGCCGAGTTGATTGTCGAAGAATGTCTTGACATTTTGGATGATGAAGACGATGGTAGCCATGATGGTCGCAGTGTTCGCATTGCCGCAATAAGGATTAAGAAACTTTTTGGAGTTGAAGAATGAAATGCGATAAATGTGGATATGATGACAACGGTACCGGCGACACTGCCCATGTTTGCGGACCAATCAAACTAAAGTTAAAGCATGTTGAATTGCACGAAGAACATGACCGCTTTGAAAAACACTTAGCTAAAGATGAAAGTCACTTGCCAGTCTCTGAGCAAAGTTTAGTATTTCGGTTGCGTAAACGTGCAGAGATTCGCAGACAGATTCAAGATCGCAAAAGTGTAATTGAAGGTAAACCAGATCGTATTGCTGACCTACTAGAAGAAGCAGCAAACGAGATTGACAAATTAAAGAAAAGGTGATATAATGTTTATTCAGAATTGCGCTGCAACTGATATCAGTAGTGGCATGTGGTATAAGGATCCGGGACAGAATAGTATGTTGATTAGTATTACTGATCCGGCAGGCTGGTACCCTGAAGCCAAGCACAACTTCAAAGAGCGACACAATTTTGAGTTCCTTGACATTGAAGCTAATGACTATTCAATGGAAGAAGATTGGAAAGTTAGTGATGCACAGGCAATTGAACTTGTTCGTTTGCTACAACATGCAAAGGACAATGACATGAATGTTATTGTACATTGCACTGCTGGAATTTGTCGTAGTGGAGCAGTGACCGAAGTTGGCGTTATGATGGGCTTTGAGGATACTCATGCAGTACGTCAGCCTAACTTAATGGTCAAGCACAAGATGATGAAGGTTCTTGGATGGACCTATGATGCTAACGAAAAGACTGAGCCAAACAACTGGCGTGGCATGAAATTAGGTTGGGAAAGAGATATTTAATATGGCAAAGTGTTATCAATTAATTGGAGTACCAGGCTCAGGTAAAAGCACTTGGGTTGCCCATCAAGAGTGGGCAGATAAGTGTGCATATATTTCTACTGATAAATGGGTAGATGATTACGCACGAGATATGGGAAAGACATATAACGAAGTATTCAAAGAATATATGCCCGAAGCTATTGATATGATGATTAACGATGTCGTTAAGGCACGTGTCATGGACAAGGATATAATTTGGGATCAAACTTCTACTACAGTTAAGAGCCGTAAGAAGAAGTTTAATATGTTGCCTGACCATGAACATATCGCTGTGGTGTTTCGTACTCCTGAAAGTGAAGAACTAGCAAAGCGGTTGGCAAGTCGTCCTGGTAAGAACATTCCCGACTATGTTGTGCGTAGCATGATTGACGGATTCGAAATGCCTACTCTAGCAGAAGGGTTTATTGAAATCATATATGCATAATAATATGTAAATCAAAATAGGACCTTCGGGTCCTATTTTTTTGGATAAAATTTGTGTTTTTATAATATACGTATAAATAGCAATATCATGTTTCAATTTATCACAGACCTTTCACACACATTATTAAGTTTTATAAAAGACGATCCTGTTCGTCCTGAAATATCTACTGATTTTAGAGTTAGCGACGGCAGAGTTGTTGCTGCACTAACTGATGAAGAACATAATCCAGAAGCAATGGTATGTGTTAGCTTCCATGACTTTGTTCCTGAAGGTCTAGAAGATTTGAAGAAAACTGCTCAAGTGCCCACAACAGCCATATTTTATACCATTTGGAGTTACAAAAGCGGCAAAGGTGCAGAATTGCTTATACAAGCTGTAAAGGGAATTAAAGCACAATATCCTAGCGTTACTAGATTTGTGACACTAAGCCCCAAGACTAACTTAGCCCGCAGGTTCCATCTTAAGAACGGGGCTATCGTTTTTAGAGAAAATATAGACACTACAAACTATGAGTATCTGACAGAATCCCCCGAGAAATTTTCGGCTACTCCGTTGTAAAAATACAACACTACAAATTGCTCAAAAAGTAAGCATTTCACATAGTAAAATTCAACTTCATCCCGTAAAATTGCTTATTTTGTGAGCAATTACTAACTTGACATTAAATGGTTTTCAGTATATAATACACTTATGAACTTGAAAATCACCCGTAAGCGTAGAACTGATCGTAATCAAGTGTTATACTTTATCCAAGATAATGTGACATTTGAATCCTACATTGGTTTGACTGCTGTATGTTTTGCAGGAAATGTGCGTAAGACATTGACCCGTCGTATGCAAAAGCATATGCAACGGGCATTGACTGAGCAGAAGAATTGGGGTTTGTCTTGTGCATTGCGTGAGCGTGGCGCCGAGCGTTTTATATTCGGGGTGATTGAGATTGTGCGTGGTAAGCGTCCTGCACATGTTCGTGAGACTGAATTGATTAACACATTGCGTCCAGCATTGAACACTTTCGGAGTTAAGTAATGAACGAACGAATTAAAGAACTGGCTGAACAGGCTAAAAAGTATGCTCTTGATGCTATGATTAAAATCACAGATAAAGAACAAGCATTAAAGGTTTATTCAGAATCGTATGATACAAAGTTCGCCGAGTTGATTGTCAAGGAATGTGCTGATATTGCCACAAACAGATATCAGCGGCTCATGGATGGCGGAAAAGCAATCAAAGAACATTTCGGAGTTGAAGAATGAAAATCCTATTAGAAAAGATTCGCAACTTCTTCAATACTACTTGCATTGATCAAGAGATTGAAGAACGATTCTATCAGCGTCTTCAGGATATGAAAGATCATCCAGAAAAGTATCAACATATTCTTAATAAGAAAACTTCTAGCGGATCAAAAATTCCACCAGTATCATTGTTTTAAGGAGTTAAAGAATGAACGAACGAATTCTTGACCTTGCTATACAGGCTAAAGACTGGGCATATGCAGACCATGATGGCTATACCGCACAAATGTTATTTGAACAGAAGTTCGCCGAGTTGATTGTGCGAGAGTGTGCTAACACCATCCAGACAGAAAAAGATACCGGATTGTATAACGCTCAACAGATGACCGGAATGACAGTATCAAAGGCAGTGATTAAAGATCATTTTGAAATTAAGTAAGGAGGATAATATGACATGGTTTTGGAACAAGGCAAAAGGACTCAATGCAGATATTGAGCGGCACCGTGCTAAAGAAAAAGAGTTAGAAGCAATGATTGCCGAACTTGAAGGTGAGACAGATCCAATGAGTGTTGCAACATTGCGAACATACCGTAGGTTCCTATACCAACTGCACTTGAGCAAGGCTGAGGTTGTTACTAAGATTGGAAAGAAATAAAATGAACACATTATTCACGGCTTATAGTAAAGGATTCTCAACTGCTGACGAAGCCGATCAACACCGAAAAAAGTTGATGCATCCAGATGAGTATGGAGTTTTTGGTATTTGGTCTGACGATTTCACCCACAGTCTGTGGTGCATTATGCCGAAAGCAGCACTGGAAATCCTTCAACCAAACTCTGAGATAATAGATGCATAGACAGTAACTAAGATTGGAAAGAAATGTAAATGATCACTTCACAGTACCAACGATTAGAAGACGGCCCAATGGATTCTATTGACGCTGTAATATTTTCAGGAGATATGTTTCACAATCGTGAAAACATTGCTGCCCTTCGTGCTATGATGGCACGATGG